CTAGTTTTACCAGAACTTTCTCTTGACGTACTTAAAAAAGTTATTGCAGCATTATCTGCTGGAGAACTAGCTAGTGCAGGTACTATCGTTAATGTTGTACCACCCGAACTAACTGTAGGTGTAGAAGCTATAGTATATATTTTATCTACACCAGCAATTTTAAATACGTCACCACCTTGTGGTGTACTAGTTAAACCATCTATAATTAAACTTGTACCTGTCTGTGACCCACCATTTACAAGTACAGTTCCATACGAAGGAATATTAATTAGACTGTAGCCTGTGCCACCAGTTTTGTACAAACTTTCGTTTTTAGCAACTATAACTACATCTGTAAATACGCCACAACCTTTAGCTAAGTAGTTGCTATTTGTAGTAAGAAACTCTAAAGAGTCTCCGTTTAATGGTGATGCAAGTAAATTTGCAGATAAAGTTAAATCAGCAGTATTATTTGTGTCATTAAAATTAACACCACCTGCTGCTATCGTATATACTTCGCTAAATGTTAAAGCTATATTATCAGCAAGAGTTACAGCTTCAGACAGTGTTACAGTGCTTCCACTAAAAGATGCTACTGTTACACCTGAAGGAACTCCTGTACCAGTAACGTCCATTCCTGCTGCTATTGTACCAGATATATTATCAAGTATGTGTGTTGTTGTTACTGCATCAGGCGCAGAAAAAGTTATTACCACATTATCCGATAAAGATTGTGCAGAAGAAAGAACAATATTATTTTGATCTGTTACGGTAGATACAGTTACAGTGCCAGCTACTCCTGTCCCTGTAACTACCATTCCCACCACAATAGTTCCAGAGTTTCCATCTAAAACTAATGCAGTGGTAGAAGATGTAGCACCGTTTACACTTGCAGTTGCAGTATTATTTACTTCTGCAGTTGCATGAACAAGTTTAAAAGTATCACCTGCCTCTGGTGTTTGACGTATGTTAGCTATGTTTAGACTTGTACCAGTTTGACTCGCACCTGTTACAACAGGATCTCCATATGGGGGTATTATATTACTGTCGTACTTATTAAAACCTTCTATTCTACGATAGCCACCCTCAACAGATGGTTCAAAGTTTCTAAGAGTTCTTGCAGATCCCGGTGAGTTTATACCTTGTTGCAAAGGACTCATATTTGTAATAAGTCCACCCCTAAACTCAATAGGGTATGTTTCACGGTTTGTAGGCATTTTTAAGAAACTCTAGTATTTGTTTGAACTGTAGTGTTTATAACAGTTGACCTGAGATAGTCATAACGGTTGATATACAAACTCCTCATTTGTTTTATTTCTTGTTCAAAACGATCTTGCATCATTGAAGACTCTTGACCTTCACCTCTAAACAAGTAAGCAAAATGCATTGCACCATTTACAATTACAAACCTAAATTGTTCAGGAATACTTGGAACATCTGTAGCATTTATTAAATCAACAGGTAATCTATAGTATTCATAAACTAATTCATAAGCTTTGTCTGGTGCATTAACTAGACCAAACTCTGAACTAGGTGCTTTAAATACAAGAGTTGGACACGATCTTAAAGAAGTTGAGGTATTATACTCTACATCTGCGTAACTGTCAAGGTATTCTTCGTAAGTTAGTATATTTAATTTTTTAGTTTCGTTACCTAATGTATCATTTCTTTTTATTCTAAAGCTATTCATGTTTAAAACTTTAGTATCTGCAGGAAATGCATACCTTACAATTCCGGGAGTAAGTGTTTCTTCTTCTGTAACATGGTTGTAAGGCCATTCAAATTCATGTTGGTTAATAAAACGAATAGATGCATTAACAGCATCTTTAACCATACTATATTCACCAACTGCTGCAGCAAAATTAGTAGAGGTTAATTCTACTTCATTAAGTCTACGGTTTATATCATTAACAAGACCAAGATAATCGTATGCCATTTACCGTTCCTTTAACCGTATTTTAATAGTTCGTTCTGCTGTACTTCCAGTGTTGTCAGTCATGCGACAAGTAAAAGTATATTCTACATTGTTCTGTCCACCACCAATATTTATAGTAGCAACAGTATCAGTATTTGTTTGTGCAACATTTTGTATACTATCTGTTGTAGCATTACTAGAAGCTGATGTTAAATTTTGTCCAGCATTTAACTGTGTTTTAGTATTAAATAAAGAAGACTGTACAAACCATATAACTCCAGTTATGGTAGCTGTATCAAGAAATCTTGACCAATCAACACTATAATCTAATATTTCATCTGGGTCTTTACTAGGCCAACGAAAACTCATAGTTAATCCTCATTTGCGTAAACAACTCTATCTGCCGATGTTGGTTTACGATCAATATATATTTTTCTTAGTTGTGCTCTTATTAAAGCTGTTCTAGCACCAGACACTGGCCCGTTTACAATATTTATTGTAAGTGTTCCTATTGAGCCTGTAATAGATACACTGTTTATACTTTCCTGTGTATCAGCAGATAATGCACCTATTGAGCCTGTAGAGGTTACACCAGTTATTACTTTAGTAGGCATCAGGCTGCTCTTTTAGGTAGAGTTACAGTTCTTCTTTGACTATAAAGATGTGCTACTGCTACGTAATCAAACTGTATAATTGTCACTGATGGTTTTTTTACTATTCCTGATAAACCAACTGAGGTTAAACCTGCACTAGTATGTTGGGTGACGGTGTTAATTGAGCCTGTAGCACTTACACCTGTTACTGCATTTCGTTCTAGTTCTTCTTTTACATTTGGACTTACTGTTCCAATAGAACCTGTAATTCCTGTACTTGTAAGTCTATGTGTATTACTAAACTCAAGAGATCCGATAGAACCAGTTGCAGATACACCAGTAATATCCTCTTGTATGTTTACTGATACAGTTCCTATAGACCCTGTAGCAGATACTCCTGTTAGTGTAAAAGAGTTACCTATTCCTACAGTATTAATAGCACCTGTAGCTGATACGCCTGTTATATCTTCTTGTATGTTTACAGATACTGTATTTATAGCACCTGTGGCTGATACTCCAGATATATCTTCTTGTATGTTTGGAGATACTGTGCCGATAGATCCTGTAGCAGAAACGCTACCTAATCTTTCAGATACATCAATCTCAAAGCCACCGGCAGATACGGCTTCTATTGCTCCTGTTCCAGCTACTCCTGTTAAAGTAAATGAAACATTACGAGTGCCAAAGGTAGAACCACCATATACACCTGTTCCATATAAAGCAGAAGAAGCTACAACAGCCATAACTTACCTCTTAGGCAATACGTATTACGGCATTAGATGCATCTGCTGCTGGAAACTCTATAGTTAAATCACCTGCTGTAGCACTTACCGTACCACCAAAATCAATCACACAAATAGCTTTGTTAGAAGCTGAAGAGTTATATATAATACAACCTGCTGCTGAAGTTGTTACATTAGAAAATACTTCATCTGCAAAGTCTACATGTGCAGTTGTACCAGATACTGCAATAGCAGCACTATCTAGATTTTGTCCACCTGCAGTATAGTTTGTTCCAGATGATTCATCAGAGTTACCTGTAACATCTGAGTAGTTAGTAGTAGCTGCACCATATGTACCAGACATACCGTTTTTAATTAATGCTAATTTTATAGTGTGTGTATCCAAATCATGGACACCACCAAGAAGTTCTGATTTAAAACTTGTACACATTGCTGTTGTTATAGCCATGTTTGAATCCTTTTGTTTGTTAGAAAGTACATTGGGGCCAGTACTAGACCAGCCCCAAAGTTATTTTTATGCTAGTGTATCACGGTCTACTTCTTGAGCAGTACCGTCTTTACCTGCATCTGTGCAATCCATAAGAACAGCCCAAATACGGAACTTACCTGTAGTAACAGCACCACCTGATAATGTAGCAATTTTCAGGTCAATGTTGTCATTAGCAGTAGCCATTAAAGGCTGATATACTGCAGGATTTTGTGCAACTACGGCTGCTGCTGATGTGCCATCAAAGCCATCAACAAAACAGTCAGCATCATCACCAGTACCTAAGTCTACTGTAAAAGTAGAACCATCGGAAGCAGTGTCAACTTCAATACCTGCGTTCAAGATCATTGTACCTTTTGGTACAGCAATTACAGGAACAACATCGTTTGCTGCTAAAGCAGAACCTTTGTCAGATAAAGCAGTTGCTAAGTTCAATATAGTTTGAACATAATAAGGATTGCGTCCACGTTGTGAGTTACCTCGTGCCGCTTGGAGTGTGTTATCACCTAATGCCATAATTCAGTCCCCCCTACGCTGCGTTATATTTGGCAGTAACGATTGCTTCAGGACGAAGAATCTTTCTACCATATAGATGCATACCACGAACAATGTCAGCAAAGCTGTCAGGGTCACGATATGTTTCGGTTTTGTTGATCTGCTCCGCAGTTGCGACAGCAGAATCATGACCTGCAACAATAACACCAAAGTTAGCGTTTTGGTTTGCAGAGCCAGATGTACCAGAACCTGTACCAACTTGTGGTAGGTTTGATGATACGTAAAAACGGAAACCATGAAAGTTATTCAAAGTTAGTCCGTTACGGATACCGCCTGACTCACCGTAGTCTGCGTTCATGAAACGTGAATCTTCATCACGAAGAAGTTCCATAAATACAGGGTCAACTACAAGCCAACGTCCTTGTGTATCAACTTGTTGTTGATCAAGAAGACGTGCCATACGTGCAACAACTTGTAATGGTGAAGCAGTTGCGTCAGATACTGCGGTAGCACCCGGCATACGTACTGCTAGTGGAATCGAGTGATCTCCAGCAGAAGCGGTTGTAATGTTGCCAAATGAATCCTTACGGAGTTTCATTGAAGTCAACAATTCGTCTGTACCTGCAGTTGCTACTGCTTTAGTACCATTTGTTTGGTCATTAGCAGTGTTAGCATTACCATGTAGTGCAGACTGTTTGAAACCTGACAAGTAGCCAAGAACTTCTTGGTCATACTGATCAGATAGACGATATGCGGCTCGGTTTGTAGCCAAGTCCATGAAGTTCACATGTGAGTGAGCTTCTTCAATGTCGTCAATTTTAAAGGCAAAATAGTTTGACTTATCGACAACAAGTGAGAAATCTTCATCGTCAAGATCTTGTGCAGTGATTGTTGTACCACGAGCATAAGAACTAACTGAGATTTCAGGTTCTTTGATGATTTTCACCGTATCACCTTGGGCAGAAATCTCCCCAAAATAATCAGAGTTAGTGATATCACCAGCAACGGTATTCTTGCGAAAAGCAAGCTGTACCTTTTTAGAATAGATTACGGATGAAAAATTACCGTTAGGTAGGTTTCCGTAACCCGATGCGGATGTAAATGCCATTGTTCTTCTCCTTAGAATTAATGGACGTTTCAAGTTAAGAAACCCAAACAACCGTAATAAGAGGCTAAACGTTTTCTAGGGTGCGTCAGGCTAACAGTCGGCCAACCGTTAACCTTACGGGCCTGTACTTGTTCAGGTAGTTCCCATTTGTGTTTAAGTTTTTAGTGAGAGTAAGAGAGGTAGTCCCGGATGGGAGGCTCTTTAAATACTCATAGTTATACACTAAGGTTTTGTTTTGTCAACACCTATCGTGCATTACCTGTCATATCATAGATAAATTTACCGCTACGCATAGCTTGGTTAATATCATCCTGACGTTTTTCAAATTCTTTTGCAGACATCTTAGCAACTTCTGACTCTCTTATTTGAGTAGAAGACTCGTCTGTATCTACATTAGCCTTTGAACCTTTACTTACCAAAGATGCGGCAGCTTTCTTGTTTGCCTTCTTTGCAGTTTTAGTAAGTCCTTTATCGACCTTATACAGATCAATAACTCTTACGACAGAAGCTGGATCATCTGCGTTTTCGTAGATTGCATCCTGAACCCATTTAGGTTGTGCTTCTGCCCAGTCATGAAACTCATCTGCTTTACGTAGTGTATCAAAGTCTGGATGTGTTTCACGAATTGTTGCCTCTGCTGATTTACGAGTAGCTTCATATTGTATTTCATCTAACTCAGCTAGACGTGATTCAGCTTTCTTGTACATCTCTTGAGCTTTCTTAGCTGCAATAGTCTCTACTATTCCTGCTACATCTGGGTATTCTTTTGCCCACTCTTCAATGTCTTCGTCTGACTTGGGTGGTATAATAGACTCACCCTTCATTCTGTTTTCGAGTGCAGTAAGTTTATCTCCCCACTCTTTTTCTTTTTCAGACATGTGTCGTCTAAGATCACCGTAGCGTTTCTTAAAAGACTTTTCTTCTCGACTTAATTTAGAATCATCTTCCTGTGCTTCTTCTTTAATGTCGGTTTCTTTTTGTTCGGTATCACCTGTGGCTTGTACTTCGGTTGTCTCAGATCCTTCGCCATCGGGTTCATTTTCTTCAACTTCTTCACCACGAGCT